TGGCTCTTTTTATTGCTTAAAATTGATTTTAAAACACTTTTCTTTTCAAAACCATAAATTATCATTTGAAATATAAAAATCTAAAATTGGTGCTGTTATGGCGAAAATTAGACAACATTATGGTGTGTTGTAATGCAAATTATATTTTATAATTAAATCAAGATTAATCGAAAGGAGGTATAGGAGAATAGTAATAAGTTAGCTGAAGGAAAACCTGAAAAAGTAGTAAGCAAAACTTCCTATGTCTCCTTATTTTTTATGTATTACACACCATATAACAGTTATCAAAACAATTATTCTAATATGCAAATGCCACAACAATATACACAGCCTATATATAGACCTTTGGGGTTACAGGGAAAGGTTGTTGATAATTTAGATGTTGTTAAGGCTATGGATATTACGATGGATGGTAGCATGAATTATTATCCATTGGCAGATGGTACAGCAATTGCAACAAAGCAATTACAACAAGATGGCACTAGCAAAGTTGTTGTTTACAAACCTGTTGTAGATAATGATGATGCTCAACCCAAATACATAACTGCAGAAGATTTAAAAAGTTTCAATGACAAAGAGCTAAAAGATATGAAAGACGACTTGAAAACTTTAAAAAGAAAAGTTGAAGATATAATTGATGACCTTAAAGAAAAGAAGGAAAAATAATATGGACCCTATTGAATTAATAAAAACTTATATTGGCAAAGGGATGACCCCTCAAGCAATGATACGAAATATGGTTAAAGGAAACCCTGTGGTAAACAATTTAATGTCAATGGCTCAAAATGGGAAAGACCAAGATTTAGAAAACTTTGCAAGAAATATGTTTAAAGACAAAGGTAGAGACTTTGATAAGGAATTTGCCGAATTTAAGAATAATTTTAAGTAGTTATAAATAGTTGCAACATTTATAAATAAAATTTAAAGAAGGGAGAAAACATGAATTACGATAGTTTAAGTCCATCTGATGTAGCTTTATTGTCAAGAAGCGGTAATGACGGAAACAATGGATTTGGAGATGGTAACGGTTGGTGGATTGTTCTTTTCTTAATAATCGCTATGAGCGGTTGGAACAATGGAGGCTTCGGAGGAAACAACAACGGAGGAGGCTTTGGTGGAACAACTTTTGTTCCTTACGGAGGCTTCGGAGGTTTTGGCTATGGAAGCACTGACACATATGCAGCAATTTCAAGACAATTAGACCAAGGGTTTTCAAATCTAAACACTGACATTAATCAAGTAAACAATAATGTTACACAAGGCTTTTATAACACAAATACTGCTTTACTAACAGGCTTTGGAAACAGCAATTTAGCTACTTGCCAAGGATTTGGTGATACACAAAGACAAATTTGTCAAAGCACAGACAGTATTAATGCAAACATAAACAATAACGGATACGAAACAAGATTACTTGGCGTAAATATGAATAGTGCATTACAAGAATGTTGCTGCAATGTTCGTGAAGGAATAGCTGACTTAAAATATACAGTAGCAACAGAAAACTGTGCTGATAGACAAGCTTTAAATGAAGGAATAAGAGACGTAATTGCATCAAATACAGCTAATACTCAAGCTATACTAAACAAATTATCACAACAAGAACTAGATGCTAAAAATGAAGTAATAGCAAATTTAAGAACACAACTTAATATGGCTGATTTAAAAGCTTCACAAACAGCTCAAAATGCTTTTATAGCTCAAGGATTTAGTGATGAAGTAGATGCTTTATACAACAGATTAAATAACTGCCCTGTACCTTCAACACCTGTTTATGGAAGAACACCAATCTTTACTTGCAACCAAAATTATAGTGGTTGTGGATGCGGATGCGGAAACAATTTTTAATAATAAAATCTGAATACAGATAACTCGACTACGAGAATAATATTAAAAATACTATTATTTTTGCTATTTTTGAGAAATTTTCTCAAAAAATGGCAAAATATTATGAATTTAGAGGAGTAGTTGATGCTCCTCTTATTTTTTAACAGAAAGGAAAACAATAAAATGATACAAAGTTATATAAATACAGTAACACCATTAACTTCAAATACAGATGCCATTGCATTTCAAACTGATTGCATAAGAACTAGAAGCTCGACTTGTTGCGGATGGTTAAATCATTCTCAAGGTTCTCCAAACTATGAAATATTAAGCGATGGAGAAAACAATGCAATATATAACTTAAACTTTGATGCAACAGTTAGCAGTGCAACTGCAGGAGTAGTTGCTTTTGGATTGTTTAAAGATGGAGTCTTGATACCACGGAACATTGATGGCAGTAACAATAGATGCAGCAGATGATTTTGAAACAATTTCTATGAACAAAAAAATAATAGTTTGCTGCAGAGGAAATGCCGATGTTGACGTAAGGTCAGTTCCTGCAGTGGCAACACCAACAACCCCAACAACACCTATCGAAACAGAAATACCAATTATTGTAAGTGCAAACTTTAGTATTGACAGAATTGCATAGGAGGTACTTATGGAAGAAGATACGGAAAAGCAAGACAAATTTCAAGCTGAAGATTTGAAAGAAATGGTGGAGAACAGATTAAAGGAATTTTCTATAGAAGATGTCAACCCTGACAACCTTGATATTTTATATAAGTTAGTTGACATACATAAAGATTTAGCAAATGAAGAATACTGGAAAATTAAAAAGGAGGTTTATAAAAATGAGATACGGAAATTACAATGATAATTACAATGACTATAATGATAGTTATGGACGTAGAGGAGTAAAAGGAACTGGACCTTATTCAAGATACAATGGTGGAAGAGGTTCAGGAAGATATCGTGAATCATATGGTCATTACCCTGAAGAAATAATGGACGAAATGAAAGAACAATATATGGATTACAACGAAGGAAGAGAGCAATACAATAGAGGTGACTCTTATAATGGCGAAGAACAAATGGTTCAAGCTACTGAAGGAATTATGAGAAGCATAACAAAAATTGTTGAAGAATTATCTCAATCAGACAATCCGCAAGTTATGCAAATTATTCAAAAAAATGCTAAAAAAATGATGGAGATGTAAAATGAGTTATAAATACTATAACGCAAATCCATTTAATCGTAATATTTTTGACTGTGCTATCAGAACATTAAGTGTTGTTGAAGATATACCATGGAGTGTTGCATATGATAGATTGAGTGATTCTGCAAGAGATTTAGGGCTTATGATAAACAGTGTTCAATCAGTTGAAACATATTTAGATAGATATTATAAAAGAGTTCCTGTTTTTGAGAAAACAGTTGGAGATTTTATAAGAAATCATCCTTTTGGAACATATGCTATTACTATGAAAAATCATATTACTGCATTAAAAGATGGAATAAACTATGATACATGGGATAGTTCAGGCAGAAAAATATGGGGAGCTTGGCGAATTGAATGAGAATAATGGTTTTTTCTTACTTAATGTTTTAGCAAACTGCTTTCAAATGTTAGATTATAACTTAAATGTAACACAAACATCTAATGATGTGTTATTTAAGGAATTACAAAGGCAAAACAAAGAGTATTTAGAAAAAATCATAAAACAAAATGAGGAGATAATAAAATTATTAAAAGACGGGAATTAATAATTCTCGTCTTTTACCATTGCTCATAATTATCAAGTGGAGTAATTTCTATTTCTGTTCTTGGATTTTCTTTATCATAATAAACTCTTGAACCATCTTGTGCTGCAACAATATTTCTGTTGTCATCAGCCAATATTCCATAATGAACTAAAATATCACAAATAGCTTCTTGAAGGTTGCATAAATCTATTTTTCTTTTTGTAGACATAAAGAATAAACATTTTAAGTTAATGGGATAATCAATAGGCTCTGCAAGTGGCTTTAAATAAGCGCTACAGTCTTTTTCATAATCTTTGTATAATTTAGATGGAATAATCATTGGTCTACCTCTGACAATGATAATTCTTTGACTATTTTTCTTTGTAACTGGTTTAATATTAATAACAATATTCATATCTTTTGTACCTCCAAAACCTTTATATCATAGCATTACAAAGAAGTCAAAAATTTTTTATTTTTCTCTTGACAATTTGTTCCAATTATTGTATCATAATTCCAACAGCAAGAGATTGCTAAAACTAAAATTTAAAAGGAGGATTTACTATGTTTTTCGGTAAATTAAAAAGAGAAAATGAAGAATTAAAAAGAGAGGTAAAAAAGCTACAAGAAGTTTATTTATTAAACAAAGAGGAGATTCGCCGCTTGGTGCAATCAAACGACTCATTACGCAAAATGGTTAAAAGTCAAGAAGAAGAAATACAATCTTTGATGGAGGCAAGCTTTGAAAACCATTTAAAAGCAGTTGAGGCTGAAAAAAAGACAAAAACCACTAAAAGAAAGGAGACTAAAAAGGATGATGGAGAGACCACAAAACCAAGAAGAACTAGCAGAAAGAAGACTACAACTACAAAGTAAATATAATCAAATTGAAAAAGATAGATTTGAATTGGCAATGAAAGATATTTGGGATGACTCTGATTATAGACAAGAACATGAATGGCATGAAGAAATGCTAAAAATCAAAAAGGAATTGGAGAAATTGTATGAGCAAAATTGATGTTGGAAACACTAAAGGCATCAAAAGAATAATCGACAAACAACAAAGACTATGTATTCCTAAAGATTTTTTAGATGCCTTAAATATCAGCACAAAAGATAAAGTAGAGATATTTTTAACGGATGAAGGTCTGTTTATCAGAAAGGAGAGAAAATGAAAAAAGTAAAACTGATTACTTTTTTAAAGAAAATCAGTAATGCTTACAATGTGGGGAAAATAAAGGGTTGGTTGCCTTATACAGCAAATAATCTGCCGACCTCGGTAGAGTTTAAAGACATTGAGTTTTTTATGACAAAGACATTATCAGGAATTGATTATTTGATGAAAG